ACTGATACAAGTGAATCCTTCGGTCTTCCTGCAACTGCTGATCTTATGTTTGCTCTTATATCTACGGAAGAACTGGAGGAACAGAATCAGATAATGGTCAAGCAGTTGAAGAATAGATACTATGATCCCACTCTTAACAAACGTTTTGTTGTGGGTATTGACAGAGCGAAGATGAGACTATATAATGTTGAGCAGGAGGCACAGAATAACATCATGGACTCAGGTCAAGTTGTTCTGAACCAAGAGACAGTCAAAGCACTGACTCAATCCAAAGGTAAATTTAATGACTTCACATTCTAATGAAAGATCAAGGTGCTATTAGTGGTAACATTTCTCAAGAAGAAAAGTATGCTAGAGCTAAAGCACTCTTCATTGAATCAGTCATGAAACCTGACCACGATCTACGTGGTTGTGCTCACAATCAACAATGCTTTAATGAATTGATGGACATCAGAGAGAACGTCCTTGAATATTTGAAACACTATGAGAAAACAAATTGATTTTAAACGCTACGAGGAGTTCGTAGATGCTGTCACATCCGATTGTTCTAAAGATTTTGTCGATCTTGCTGATCGTCTGGTTGAACTTAACCGAGAGGGTGCCAATATTGAACGTCTTACCACTGCTGCTGTTGGCATGTCTGCTGAAAGCGGAGAGTTCTTGGAGATCGTTAAGAAGATGGTATTCCAAGGTAAACCTTGGAGTGACAGTAATAGAGAACACCTTCTTATTGAGTTGGGTGATGTTATGTGGTACGTAGCAAACGCTTGTATAGCATTAGGTGTAGACTTTGAAGAAGTCTTAGAAATGAATGTCAAGAAACTAGAGAAGAGATATCCTACTGGAACGTTTGACATCTATAAATCAGAGAACAGAGCAGCAGATGACAGGTGATCTGTATGACGACATGGCAAAACTAAACTCTCTTTATGAAGAGATGATGTGGCCACACACGGACGAGTTAGAGTTCGTCCCAGACTATAAGAACGATAGAATAATTATATACAACAAGTCTAGGTCAGGAGATAACCCTTTTATACAAATTCATGAAGGACCATAAAGTACATACATCTGAATTAATAATTAATCATCATCAAGAGTTTGTTGATCTTGTATCTGAGTGTTATGATCTTCATCAAAAGATATTCAATGAAGATTCTACATGGTCTTATGCCAAGTATAATTTCTTTTCTTTAGCAGCACCATCACCACTAGCACGTGACTTGTTTGATGAACTAAGGACTCTTATACCTAGTGATGGTAAATGGATGCAGTGTTGGATCAATAGACACATGTCTGATGAAGTATTAGACTGGCACAATCATGACTGGGATTACCATGGGTACATATGTATTGATCCAAAGGAAACTAGAACTTCATTCTGGGACTACTCAATAGTAAATGAGATAGGTAATATTTACATAGGTCCTGGTCACAGACAGCATAAGGTATGTGTTGATGAGGAGTTTGATACTCCAAGGCTTACACTAGGATTTGATATTACTACACACACAGCACCACCAAATGAGATGTTGTCATTGATTCCGTTATGATGGAAAAGATTAATTTATTCCCTACAACTATAGGGCGATTCAATTTAAGACAGTATACCGATTGGGTTGCCAAGAGGTATGAGCATCACATGTTCAATGAAGGTCTAACAGGTGAGTTGAATGGTAAGGTGTTAGTACATCTGGATCCACAACTCAACAGTTTTATGTTGAATGTCAATGACTGTATAGATGAGTATCTAGAATCTTTTAACGTAGAATATAATATTCATTTTATGAAGACATGGTATGCTATCAGTGGTGAGGACTGTTCAGTTCCTAATCATTGTCATGACCCTGCTCATATATCATGGGTGTATTACTTGGACACAAAAGATCCACTGTGTTTTACACAGGATAATCCTAACGAGTGGTTTCCACAGGCATTTGCTGATACAAAGAAGAATTTCTTTAACACATCTGTTTGGGAGGAGCACACACAAGAGGGTGACCTACTAATATTCCCTGCCAACCTGAGACACATGACATATAATACTGGACACCGTTGGAGTGTAGCAGGAGACGTGCTACTCACTAACTTAGATCTAAATAAAGAAGGAGGACTTACACATCCGAAGTACTGGAAACAATTCTAATGGGAGCACTATCACCAAAAGATCTAAGAAGTAATGACCCAACAGGTGTAGGCACGTCACGTGCTGCTGTATTATTAGATGCCATACAAAAGGGAACTCCTCTAGAGTTTATGAAAGGTGGTAAGTATGCTGTACAGGTTAAAGACCCAAAGATAATTGATCTACTCAAGGACGCTGCTGATACTCTAGATGACAAACCACATGATAGATTAAACGCTGCTGTATCGGGTAAGAAAGTTTTTAAATATATTACGAAAGGTGGAACTGTTGATATGCTTCTCTCTGAACTAGAGAAGACAGCTAGGTTTGGATCTACTAAAGGATCAGGTGGTGGTGCAGCAGGAACAGCACTACAAGAATCTGCTGCAGCATGGTTTTCTGCTGTTAGATTTAGTAGGAGTAAAGACTTAAAGTATGCTCCAAACGATGATGAATATAAAAGTGTTGAGGGTATAGTTGATACAGACAAAAAATTAAAAGACATCAAAGCATTTCTAGAAGAAGAACCTGCATGGGTTGATTCATGTATAGCTACTGCTAACGCATTGTATAAGAAGTTTGGTAAAGGAACAAAGAACAAATACAAATGGTACAGAGGTGGTAAGTTTGTTGACATGCTTAATAAACAGTTTAAGAAAGTCAACGACAGTTATGACTCACCTCCATTTTCTAACTTAAACAAGTGGACACCCGCAGATATCTGGTGCTGTGAGTGTAGTGTAACTCAGGATCAGTTGACAAACGCAACTAACTTTGCTTCTTACAATGCTCTGCTAAAAGAGTTTATTGATAATAAAATATTGTTTGGTATATCTCTAAAGAAAACAACCAGTTCTTCTATTACTCTTAAAGAAGTAAACTATACTGCCTCAAGACCAGAGGATACTTTTAAAGACATATATGCTAAGTCATTTGAATCATTAGATGTTTGGATGTATACACAGGGTAAGATGAACATAGAGGTTCAGTTCCGTGATACATCTGGAGGTAAAGGATTACAATGGCAGGGTGAAGCGATAGGTGCTTTAGCTAAGCATGGTAAAATAGGTGGTGGTGTTTACAGTCGTATCCTAGGAGAGGTGACTGGTAAAGAACTGTTTAGAAATATTGATGTGTATAAATCAGCAGCTAGAAGCGGTAGTTTAAACAATCGTCTATTAAAATTAGCAAAGAAGCATGAGGATATTATTAATGGAAGTAAGAATCCCAAGAAGTCTTCTAAGTTTGTAGCACCAAAGATGACAAGGGAAACTATAGACTATCATTACAATAGAACAACGACTAAAGGACAGTGGGTGTTCTCAAAGTATCTTGGTCTATTATTTGTAGATAGAATGATGGACTTATCAACAAGTGACCAAGATAAAGTGGCAAATCTAATTGCGTTGTATGCTACATCACAATCAAAAGATTCCGCACCATATTTGAAAGCAATGTAATGGCAAATATAACTCAACTAAAACACTTAGAACATATAGAAGATGAGATGCTCAACTACGGAGTAGAGGGGTGTGATGCTGCTGTATCTGCTATGAAAGAGATGCTTCGTATGTTAGGTAAGAAACCTAGCAGTGGTTACATGCAGACTAAATGGGATGGTGCTCCCTCTGTAGTATGTGGTAAGCATCCTGTCAATGGTATGTTCTTTGCGGGAACCAAGTCAGTATTTAATAAGGAACCAAAGATATGTTATGACGAGCAAGACGTAGATACTATGTACGGTGATGCTAGTGCTGATCTAAAAGAGAAGTTAAAATTCTGTGTCAAGTATTTTCCTGACCTTAATATACCTACTGTTGTACAGGGAGATCTGTTGTTCACCTCAGATGTAAAAGAGGAGGAGGTAGATGGTGAGAAATTATATACGTTTACACCTAACACTATCACCTATGGTATACCAATAGATCATCCTATAGGTAAACAGATTAAGAACGCAAAGATAGGAATAGTATTTCATACACACTACACTGGCAATGAGCTGACTACGATGGCAGCAAAGGGTGGTGCTCCTACCTCACAGTTCAGTAAATCTGATAACGTGGTGGTAGTAGAGAATGATACACAGATATCAGATGTATCTGTTGACGCATCGAAACTTAAAAAGTTTGAAGCTAACGTCACAATCATAGCTCAGATGTGTAAGAAGTCTGGTAAGTTTTTAGATCATCTGGTAGAGAACATGAGTACTAAAGGTGATAAGAAGTATCATGTGGCATCATATCTTAAACAGTTTTTCAATGCGGAGATCAAAGCGTCTCGTAGTATCACTGATCCTAAGAAAGCACTCAAGCAATTAGGTGAGTTCTATCATGAGAAGATGGGTAAGGAAGTTAATAAGATGAAGAGTGTACAGAAACAGGCAGAGAGAAGGAAGATGTTGTACGATGGTCTAACATATCTTGAAGACAATGAGCAAGAGTTCCATGCTATGTTCAACCTCTATAGAAAGATACAAGAGAATAAAACTATAGTCATTGAAGCATTAGATAACCTTGAAAGTTTTAGAACTTTTGTACGGACTGACAAGGGGTACAAGGTCACCGCACCAGAAGGCTATGTGTTACATCACAACGGAGACATGATCAAACTTGTAAATAGAATTGAGTTCTCTTACATCAACTTCACACTGGCAAAGCAATGGAGATAATAGATTATAAATGCGTGTACTTCACCTTTGGTAGGTTCCAACCTCCAACAATAGGTCATGCTGAAAACTTTAACGCAGTAGCAAGCAAGGCAGGGAAGTGTGACTACTACATTTACTTGTCGCAGACTGTAGATAAGAAAGGATCTAATCCTCTACCTCCTGACAGGAAACTATACTACGCTAAGAAAATGTTCCCTAATCACAGGACTAAAATTAGATCAGGTCCTAAAGATCCTGTTGCTATACTATCAGAACTACAGTCACAGGGATATGATGATGCTGTCTTTGTAGTAGGTAGTGATAGAGTACAGGCTATGCAGTGGGTCAAAAAGTATAATGGTAAGGATTATACCTTCAGAAAGATAGAAGTTATATCTAGTGGAGAACGTGATGCTGATGGTGATACCTTCTCTATATCTGGTACAAAAATGCGGAGAGCAGCTGAAGCAGGAGACTTTGAAGGGTTCAGGAAAGGTATACCAAAGGCTTTGGGACTTACAGAGACGCGGAATTTATTCGATGAAATAGCAGAACTGTTATAAATAAAACTGTAATGAAATTAGAGTTTGATGAAATCTTTCAGCGATTTCAAAAC